CGAATTCTGCTACTATTACATTTGTATTTGGTTCTTCGATATATACAACATACTTATTGCCAACCCTAGTTGATGGATCAGTAATATTCAATGGCAAATTTAAAGATGCGTCTAAATTTTGCGAAAAAGCTCCAGTAGCCAAATTACTTGGAGGATTCGGTTTAATTAGTTCGGTAGTTATTAAATCAGGCTGGAAAGAGTCTGGGTTTATATCAAAAGTAGTATTTTCTTCTACAAATTCAAATTTTCCAGTATGATGTATTGTGGCAGTTATATTGTAGCCCATGTCAACATCTTCTTTAATAGCCAGGATTCTATAATATTTAGGCTCTCTACCACTTATGTCCACGCTATAAGAAGAGCCAAAAACATCATTTGCGTCTTCATTAGAGAACCATTGACTAGAGGCTGTGCCTGGGCCACCGACAGCTGTTCCTGTCACTTGTTCATCTATAAAAATGTAAACCCCACTGTCTGTGTGCTGGTAACTCAACCCAGATCCTCCAGAATTTATTTTTAAACTTATCGCTTGAGGATTATTTAATTCTTTATAAAGGTTTTGGTCTATTTTCCCATTAAATTGATCGAATTGATCTGTTCCACTCGTGCCTACTGGATTAAATATATTTAAAACCCCGCCAGTTAAATTTTCAAATTGATTGCTCTTGAATGCGGGTTCTACTAAAATAGCTGCTGGCCCTTCTTCGTAATCGCCCGATCCATTTGGATTGTAATATGCGACATTTCCACTAGTCCCCACTACTGTGCCAAAGTTTTTGCTGAAATTTCTCATTTCGTCATCAACTCTTATAATGTCCCCAGGCTCCACTAATAAAGCCTCTAATCCAGCGCCAAAAGACACGGTCTCCGTAGTATACAAAGATTCGAAGAGTATATATTTAGCTAAACGATGGGCTTGCCCCCTAGAAGTTACGCCAATACCATCTAATTGTTTAAAATTCAAACCAACCTGCTTAATAGCTTCAGTATCTTCGACGTACTCCGTAGCTGATGTGAAATTTTTAGATTTATCCAAAAACGAAACTTCTACAGCAGAAAGTTTTGTATTTCTATCTACATCAGCATAAGCAAAAGCCCCTCCTTTTACATTTAAATTATTAAAAATTAAATGGGGTGCAAATTCTAATTCTGATGGAGGCGCTCCTGGCGCAGACTTTCCTTGTTTAAAGTACGGCTTATCAACCCTCACATTGACAAAAGAATTACTGAAATAAGCCATAGCTCTAAAAGTTCGAGCTATATCTTGTATAGCTTCAAAAGCGCTATTCTGATCTTTGATCATTATATTGCAACTAAATCTAGGTTCTAAACCTCCAAACCCATCACTCAAACCCACAAATTCTCCATTATCGTTGACTGCATCACAATATCTACCTATTTCATATAATGACCATTTATCTACAACGCTAACATCTCTTAAATAAGATCCTATTCCGTATCTGGTATTTATCAACAAATCATAATAAATCCAAGCGGGGTTATCTGTCCAACCTAATTTAAATGTTCCATCCCAATTCCTATTAGGCGATCTTTCTATACCCCTTAAATTTATTATAAAAAGCCCTATAATATTTGCAATAAGACCAGGTTCAGGTTCGCCAGAAACCCAGTAAGTGTATCCTGGGGTAGCGACAGCCGCCAAAGCTAAACCAGCACTACTTTCTGGCGTTATGTCCATACCTAGAGTAGCTATAGTCACACCATCATTTTTTAAAGGTTGAGCGTCAACTGCTGCGCTGCCCACATCGCCATCACTTAATGCAAATATATATTTTTTTTTAGTTGTGTCTAGTATAAGAGAGTTTGTTATTAATTGTAAGCCAGAGCTCATATTTGTGCCCCCATCAGCTGTAAGGCTATTTACCGACGTCACCATAGCAGATAAACTGGTGCCGTAATTGGCGACTATGGCAGAGCTACTATTATATTCCACAATAGCTATTGAATCTACTGGCATTCCCTCTAATACTAAAAAATTTAACGCATCAATGATTGCTGTTTTTGCCCAAGCCAATCTATTACCGCTCATCGAGCCAGAAGTATCTATTAAAAATATAACCTCAACATCATCTATCGAAACCCCATCGCCCGCATTGTTAAAAACCAAATCTCCATATATAACTCTTCCAGCAGAAGACCCATCATCAGAAAACCTCCTATCGAATAAACGATCATCTACTGGATGATAGTTGCTTGGGATTAAAACTTTTTTACCTTTTAGTTTAAAGGTTCTACTGGGTACTTGAGGAAAATATTTTGAATCAATAGATGTCCCGACATAAGCCGAATTGGGGTAAAGGTACGTTTCTGCATTTATTTCGGAAACAGTCCCAACGCCTATCTCTCTTTTTACTATACTAGAGCTAGTTTCTGCTTCAATCTTTCTAATTCTAACAAAATTATTTATATCTGTATCGGATAAATTAGGAAGAGTTATATTTTCTAAAGTAAAAGTATACGGCGCTGTTATAATCCCAGTTATAGAGATTCTGCCATTTGCATTCCCTAGCGTTACTCCTTTACCAGCTCTAGTGGTAAAAGATGCGAAAGATACCTCTTCCTCCTCACCAAGATCATTGATTTTACCCACCGTTACTTCAATACTAACTGTGATGGGCAAATTCGTCCCAAGTCTACTCTTTCCTCCTGAGCTTTCGTATTTATCGGCAAAACTTTTTGTGTCGAACAAACCATCAATCTGCAATCCGATATTTAATAAATTAACATTCTTATCGTAATTTTCATAATAAAAAGGGCTTTCTAATACTTCTCTGGGTATATAATTTTGCCAATTAACAAAATCCCTATCACCTCTGGTATCAAGACTACCACTGCCATTTCTAGCGCCATTAATATTTATCCAAGGACCCTTAATAGGTTTGCCATACTTTTGTAATTTTTGAGGTGTAGCGAGTATCTCTGATCTAGTTTGAAATTCTGAACCATCTCTAAAAATACAATTATATTTTGATACAGTTGGCTCATTATTACTCTCCCTTAAAGGTATATTGTCGAAATATATAGCCTTGTCTATGCCCCGTTTAGAACTTCCGACAGTATTGTCTTTGCTAGAGAAATTTTTAATAACTTGGCCTGGGTCTAATATTACCCCTTCCTTATCTGCTAACCCAGCAATTGGTCCTTCGCACAATAAATCTAAAGCTTCGTAAATCTGAAAACCGACCTTCCCGAATGCGGAAGATGGAGGCATCAAATAAGAAGGTTTCTCCCCTTTTGCTCCAGCTATAGTTAGCGCTTTTTTCCGTTGTAGGATTTTCTTATAGTAATTCATTATCCAAGATCCTCACTAACAACGTTTGTGGCAATTATATTTGATCCGACCCGCATCTCTCCATAAACCAAAGGAATAGGGAACCCTTGAATAGCATTATTTTGTAAATTTGTAAAAATATAACTAGAAGTATCTATCTTTGTCTCTACTGTCTGGGCTGATGTTTTTGGTAGTTCTACGGGGAAAAGGAGAGTCATAATACCTTGTATTAACAAACCCACAGCAAGATTGAGTAAAAAACCTCCAATAGAAGACAAAGATACTGCTGCTACAACGCCTCCTATCGCTCCAGCTATAGCGGCTACCGCTCCAATTGCAGCGGCAAACAAACCAGCACCAGCGATTTCTGGGACTAAATGAATTTCATCAGGAGCTTCTTCTTTTGAATATTCCTCAATAGAGTCCCATTTTTGATTTGGTTTCTTCAAATTAACCATGTTGTAATTCACTCCCTTGTGAAACAAAGAAAGAATATGTTCTTTGAATCCTGGGTTGTTCGCATTTAAAGCCTTCACCACATCTATTAGTTTTTCTAATTTGAATGTATGATTTGCCCCAAACACCTTTCCGAGTTCTCCGTGAATAATTACGTTAGTCATTTATTGCTCCCTTCAGCATATTTACACCACTTTCAGGACCTTTAAATCCAGGCATGTCGAATAAATTGAATTTTTTAGTTTCCAAAGAATAAATTAAAAACGGATAAAGACAATTCTTTGAATTTTGTATATCGTACTCCGAGGGGCGCTCTTCTGAATCTACATGAGTGTGAAATATAGCGACCAACTCATTACTTAGAGATCTCTCTAGAAAAGATATGGGGTCAACTTTAAAATAATCATCCTTATGAGAATGATTAATCATTTTTTCAAAAATCAGACCGCCATCTTTGTAAATAATAAAACCGCAAACTTCTCTCAGAGGAGAGCTTTCTGAAAACTCTATCATTTCATTTATAAAGTTATTGTTTTGGTGGGTATTCATGTGTTCCTGGGAATCCCCCAAATCTTAAATTATTAGTATATCTAAATTTACAGTCAGATATTTTTTTTGAACATTCATCTTTTTGCCATTTTGCAGAAATTGATGGGTTGTTTTCATTTCCAGATACTCCATCAGCGACACAAACGTAAAATGTTTTTAACCTTTCGGCTGGCGCGGACAAGTCCGTCTCTATATCGCTTCGGAGTATGAAATTTTCTATTTGCAGAAAAACGTAGTCCCCTTTATTATATGTAATTGAACTCGACCATAGACCTTTATTAGTTGCTGGAGTCACAACAACCCCATCAGAATCAGTAAAATCTTGCGAATTGCCTGTTTTTTTGGGTTCTCCAGCATACCTGCATCCATGACCTCTATATATCCAAGTACAGTACCTAGCATAAACATTTCTATTAGGCAAGTAAACATTATCTAACTCAAAAACCGAAGAAAGCTCCAGTTCTACCAATTCTTTTGTTTCGCTTACTCTCCTATTTACATAAAAAGTTTGATCTGGCAAAAAAGAAGTTTCTGAAGCCGATGTTATTTGTTCGACGACGTCAAAAAATGGATTTTGTCCACCTTCAAAATTTGAATCATCTAAAAATTTCGCAAATGTTCTTTTTCTTACTATTTTTGCTCCTATAAGATTATTATGAACTTTTAAATATTTTGAAATAGCATAATCCTTATTTGAAAGCATTACCCTTGGCCTAGGCAAAGTGTTGTCGCCAGATGATTCGAATCCAGAAATTTCCATAGGATAAGAGAGGTAAGATTGCCCTTGCCAGATAACTTGAATATTTATACCCTTTTGTATTGGAGTCAACGCGAGGACGCTGTTTTGGTCTTCTGGCCAATCATAGTAGATTAGATAAAATTCTAATAATTGACTAGGTTCGAGAGAT